AGCTATCCATTGTTTTAATACTGGAACACCTGCTAACCTAACCGCACCTATAGCACCTGTACTTAATGCCTGATGGCTTTCAGTCCTTGCTATAAGTAAACTCCTTGCGTTATTTATCTTCCCTTCTCTCAGAGTTTGTATTGCCAATGAATTAACTTCATTTTGTGACAATCCATTCTCACGACCAAACTTTATAACATTCGCTAATATACGAGCTATTTCGTTTTCAGTAGTATTCTCTATGCCTTGCATCTTTAATCCGCTAATCGCAGTCCAATAGGATAACATAAATACTAACCACTCATCCAAAATGTTTAAAGGATCAAGGTCAATCTCTTCCGCTTTCTTATTCTTTTCAAACATCTGTTGGTATCGCATAGCAGTATAACCGCCAGTTGATTCATACAAAGTTCGTAAAATATTATTAATCTTATCGCCAGTAAAAAATCCTGCACGATTATTAGCCGCTTGTTCTACCCCCAATGCCTCAACCATTTGAGCAGCTTTATCAAAGTCAGCTTGTAAAGCCTCTTTTATTTTAGGCTGAAACTCTCTGATTGATTTCCTTGCAATCTTTTGTTGCAAAGCAAACTGCTGTGATGGGTAAAGTATTTTCGGCATCTATTTTTTAGCATCTATAGCTTCAATCATTTTTCCTGCTGCTGCAAAAATTGAGTTCATATTGTTTTGAGCTGCATATTGTCTTATAGCTGCCAATCCTCTTCTATCTACAGTTTTAAAGTCAGAAGTATAGATATAGCCGTAATGACCTTTAGTATCTTCACTAAGCTCTGGGTCTACACCAAGAAACCATAGACAGTATTTATCATATCCATTTTCTTCTAGATAAGCATTCTCCATTTCTGCTGTTGGTCTTACCCAACTATCAGGTGTAATTACATCACCAGCAGCTATAAGTTTATTTGCATGATTAATACCCTTAGTATTTTTCTCAGTTAATCTTTTTAATTCTAAAAGGTTGTTAATTGTTTTTTCTAAGATTTCAAATGATTTCATAGTATTTATTTTGATGGATCGTAAGCCCAATTTTTAAGTGATATATCTCTTTTAGAAGGACAACCTTCTGCTGCTGGTTCACCTTGTTCTGCTCCTCTCATTCTGCTAACAAAGCTTATTGTTCTGTTTGCATCTTCCGCATCTTTTGTAGTCCAATCTTCTTTCTTCTTAGACAATAGTCTTAGGTTTCTAGTGATAGGACTTCTGTCAAGTGATGCTTTCTTAGAACACTCTGTATTTGACCAGGCTTCTAATTCTGAGTAGCTCATATTAGTAATTGACTTATACTTTGCGTACACTTCATCTACTTGCTCGTTCTTACTCAAAAAAAAACCTTCACTTTTTACAGGTGGCAAATTATAGTCACTTTGTTGTTGTGCATCTCTAGGATCTTGCAACATTGTCAACTCATCTATAGGTAAGTAACCTGCTGGAATAAATATCTCATCCATTTCAGTTCCTTCCATAGTATCATAACGCATAGCTGCTCTCTTCTCGTTTGGAGTAATCCACCAAGATTGAGAAAGAATAGCACTAAGCTCTTTCATGTCCTCTTGTAATTCAGGGAATACTGTTAAGTCAAAATCGATATAGTAACCTTGACCAATCTCTGTTGAGAAAAATCTATTAAACGCATCACGAAGAGCTACTAACTCTGGAAGCACTACTTGAGTCAACATTTCCTTCTTAGCTTCCTTCATGTTGTTATAAGTCTTATTATCAGGATCGTTAAACAACGCAGAGTTCACTCCGTAAACATTACAAAGTTCTCTAAGCGTTACTTTCTCTGATTCTAATAACTGCAAGTCGATAGGACTTAAACCCATGTTGATCCAATTCAACTTTGCACCTGCAATCAAAATCTTACCAGCATTTTTTAAGATACCAGCTTGAGTTTTTGTTCCGTACTGATTGTAGAAATCTTCTTTAAGCTTTCCTGCTGCCTCTGGTCCGAAATCATTTGCTTCATCTGCAGACAAGATACCTTTAGGTCCTTGATTCTGTAACATACCTACAGATGTATCTTTAGCATCGTTGCTACGTTGTACAGTTCTGTAAGCAGCCTGTAAAGGCGACAAACCATATAATTGATTACCGTTAGTGTCAAAGTAAGGGTTGAAGTATTTTAGATGGATTACGTCTTTCGCATCTAATTGATCCCATCCAACTAGCGTAAAAGAATAACCTTCAACCCCATTTATTGTACCATCAGAAATAATGGCAACGTATTGAGATGGGAGTGTAACAAGTTCAGCAACCTTACCATTGGATAGTCTATTCGCCCAAATGTAAGTGTTACCAGTAATTAGTTTATAACCTACAGCACTCTCGATAAATTCAGAGAATGATTGATATTCATTTGGTTTTTCTAATAAGTCGTTTAAAGGTGAATCAGCAATCTCTGCAACTGCTTTTACACGTACTAACTCTGCTTTAGCAATATCTGCGGTTGACGTAGCATTGCTTAACATTGACTTGTATCTATTCAACTCTTTTTTGTTCTTTACTTGATAAACGTAGAAAGGAACAGTAGAGATAGTTTTAGAGATACGTTTGATGATAGCATATACCTCACTATTGTTTTTATAGTCAAGTACAAATTTTTGCTGGTCTAATTCTGGATAAAGTGTTCTTCCCCCAATCAATCCACCAAAATCAGTAAAAGGATTGTTAAAAGTCACCTTTGGTGCTGCCTTTTGTTGAAAAGGGTTAGCTGCCTTTAGTATGTCCGTTAAATTCACGCTATATATTATTTTTACAAAAGTAACAAATTTTTATGCTATACAACCCACCCTCTTTTAGGTTTCGCATATTTTGTGTATATGGCATACCTCATAGAGTCCATTAAGTGATCTCGAAACTTGACAGGTTCATCAAGTGTATTGCCATCCGCATCGGTCTTCCACTTGTAGTTTTTAATCTCATCAAGCAAATCTAGTGATTCTGATTTGATGTGTAGAGGAAATGACTTTACCTTGTTGATTCCTGCGTAAACATCTTTAACAGCACTCTTCAAGTTAAATCCTGCCTTATTCACCTCCGAGATAGTTTTTGGTTCAGCAGGGTCAGCAAATATCTCAGAATTTCTATCTAAGCCTAGTGACCTCATCCTATCAATTAGTAACGCCGTCGACATTTTTGTATCGTATATTAATTGGTCGACAAATAACTCGCCATCAAAGTTCTTGACCCTAACAAGGGCTGTTTGGTTGTTAAATCCAAAGTCAAGTCCGTAAAACACATCTCCGCCATCAGGAAAGTTTCTTCTTCGCTTCCAATGCGTATAAATGGTCGCTTGGGATATTGCTCTCTCTCCTAAGCCATAAACTCGCCAATATTCATGATCGGCTGCTTTAAGCCTCTCAATCTCCTCTATGATGCCCTTCTCTAAAAAAGGGTTGTCTAGGTAAGTTGTAATCGTAAAGTCAGCATCTTCTCTCGGAACAACCTTGTCGTAGATCCAGGAATAGTAATCCGAAGGGTTATAGTCAATTACTATCTTTTCGGTTGTACGAAGGGACAACTGCATCCAAGATTCGTAGTTTACCTCATTCGCCTCGTTTATAAACAGATAATTACGCTTTCGACCTCTAATCTTCTGCGGTTGGTCAGTAGAAACGAACTCTACGACATTCCCACCCAAAAAGTAGATGTTCTCGGTCTTGTTGTGCTTCTCCTCGCTGTAAAGCCCATACTTGGACAATATCTCAATAAAGTCACGCATAACCGAACCTTTGATGGACGGAAGTGAGCTACGACATATTGTCAGCGTCTTTCCTTTCTCTTGAAGCAGTTTAACGATAAACCATGTAAGTACATTGTATGTCTTACCCGATCTCGTTCCTCCTTGCATGATAGAAATTCTCTTAGTAGAGTTTTGCAGTATTTCAAAGACTACGTTTGTGGTGACGTTCATAGGAAAAATTTTAAAAAATAGGTCTGAAGTTTACTAATAGAAAACTTTTGGTTTTATAGGAAGGTAGGGGGGTCTATGTGATTTGCTATTTTAAGCCCCATTTAAGCCTTTCAATTCCAAAATGGATAGATAGTACTACACATAGGGTTAAAAGCCTTAGAATCGCCTTAAAATGCGAAATAGAGGCATTGTAGCTACTCCTCATAGTCACCATCTTCGTTAATATCCAATAATTCCCCTTTATCATGGTTATAAAGTGGGATTTCGTCACTCTCTCCTGCCTTGTAAGCAGGTACGACCATTCCTGGCTCTGTTTGCGTATCAAAGTTGATTATCTCACCTTCAGGTAACGCTTTGTGCTCATCTCCGTCTATTTGTTTCATAATATCTCCAATTTGGTTCGGTTTAACTACGTTGACTGTAATTTGCTTAACCACATCTCCTTCATGAGCAACCTCAGTCTTCTCGATATACCCTCTTCTCTTGCCTCTAGTCTTCAGTAAGAACATGGTCGCTAAGGTATCACCCCTAGCAATCCTCTCCATCAGCTTTTGTTCGCCAAAGTCAAGCATTATCTCTTCAGGCTCGATTTCAGCCAATCTCTTAGCAAACTCAGGATCATCCTTTAACCAAGTCTTATACTGCGTCCTACCGACTCCAGAAGCCTCACATGATATGGTGATATTGCCAAAGTTCTCCTTATAGGCTATGATAAAAGCCTCTTTAGCTATTTCTTTGAATTGTGCGTTCATATTATATGTG